GCACCTGATAAGAAAGTCGTAAAGATTCCCGAAACTCCGGTTACATTTGAGAATTTAGCCGTGTCACCTGTAATAGTTGCACCAGAAATCTGTGTGGTGGCTACTACAGTTTCAACATTAAATTGATCAAAGTTACCGGTGGTTCCTGTAATGGTACCGCCAGATAAAGAAGTAAAGTCTCCGCTAACACCTGTAAGAGACGAAACAAGAATTGTGTCACCTGTAATGGTGGCTCCTGAAACCTTAGTGGTAAAGGTTCCTGAAATACCGGTTAATGTTGTTACCTTTACGGTGTCTCCGGTAATGGTTGCACCAGAAAGATTGGTTGTAAAAACTCCTGAGATGCCTGTTAATGTTGTTGCTTTAACAGTATCTCCAGTTACGGTCGCACCTGAAACAAGAGTTGTTCCAACTAAGTTTGTTCCGGTAATGTTTGTACCAGAAATATTAGAGATATTTGCGCTTGTGCCCGTCAGGCTAAATACAGTACCTGTTCCAAGGGTTGCTGTGTTTCCTGTAATTACTTCTCCACTGAGTCGTGTGAAGTTGCCTGTTCCAATAGTTGCTGTGTCGTTAATTAAAGTTGTAATATTACCGGTAACTGCATTCAAGTTTGTTGCTTGAATTGAATTACCAGTGATCGTATTTCCGCTTAGCTCATTTTTTACTTGAGCATCTCCTGTGACAACGATATGGGCAAACGTACCCGTACCGCTTACTTCAATACTGGTTGGGTTGAAGTTACCACTGACTGTAAGGTCGCCACCAACGATAAGGTCGTTGGCAATAGTACCTCCAGTTAAGGTAAGGTAGTAATCGTTAAAGTATTGCTTTGTTTCTGCAAAAGTAAATTTCTTATTTTTTAATCCCGGGTCTACCTCGCCAACCTCAACAACCATCAGCAAATCATCATCACCGATTGATGATGATGAAATTGCTGGAAGTTCAGTTATGCGCCTATTAGCCACTATACAAATACGGTCCTTATAAGTTAAATTATAAAAGACCTGTGTCTAGTCTTATTTAGTTTTTATCTCAATTCGTGGAATTAAGTCTGCAGCAAAGTTCCAGACTTGTTGAATCCCCGTTACAATTCCACAAGAAATAGCAAAAACTAAAATAAGTTCAGCCACAGTCATCTTCTTACGGACATAAACAACACGAGGATCTTGTTGTGGGGGAGTCAGATTTCGGGGCATGGTTGGAACCATTGGTTGAGCATTGGGGTACTCCATTGACCTCCGAGGTTGCTCCTGCCTTTGAGCTGCTGCAGTCATCCGAATTGCCTCCTCTCGAGCCCGTGCTTTCATCAGTTCAACCATTTGCGGATCCAATCCAGTCGGGCCTTGAGTTTGGGGGACAGGCGGCTGAGGCATTTCTTCAGGAGGTTGAACCTGATTACTGGCAGGAACCTGATTTTCCATGAAAGTGCAAAACTCTTTTGATTACACTAGCATCTGAAGAAATGGTTTGAAATGATGTCGTCATTTGGAATTAGAAAAGGTTTGTACGATATTTCCCATGAATTAAAGGGTATTCGTAACATCCTTTCGTCCATGTGGCATAGCAAATATAAGAACGAAGAAACTGATCAATTAAACCCTCAAGCCTTTGCAGATGAGTATATTTCTACAGAAGAGTGCGCTAAACGTCTCAACGTTTCTGACCAAACAATCAGAAACTGGATTTCTATTGGTAAAAAGAAACCAGAGAAAGGATGGACTGAAGGCATTCATTACGTAAACATTACGCCTGATCCTTCCAAGCGGGCTGTGATCAGAATCCCCTGGAACTTTCTGATTGCTTCTTTTGCTAAAAATAAAGAAATTGTCTTGGCTGATTTCTACGGAAATAAATACAAGTCAACACAGGAGAAACTTGAGTGATACGCAATAGATTTTACGGAATTGAACTAGATACTGTAACTGTTGAAAACAGTAGGAGTATTCTGCCTAAGTCTCTACTTGACCAAGTGGAGGAGTTTCTCCCTCCCTTTGGCTCATTTGACGATGGTTGCTTGCGTCGTTATTTAGAAAATGTAAAGACGTACGAAGAAGAAGATGCGAATTCAAATATGACATTGGCTAATCGGTTGCGATTGGCTTTTGTGGATATGAGCCCAGATACAATCTGCGGTAAATTTCCACAGGCTGAACTGCCTTTGAAGAGACGACTGAGATGTGTTGCTGAATATCTGATTCGATCTGGAGAGTTTGACAAACTTAAAGATGAAAATGGTAAGTTAATTAAAAAACGTGGAAACCTTGGCAAATTAGTAGTTATTTACAAACCTTTGCCAAAACTTTTAGACTCTTTAGCAAAACAAGGATTTTTGAAAAATGAACAGAAGAGAGAAGTTACTGGCGTCTGCAATCGGGTCTGATCTAGACGAGACAAAAACAAAAATGCTTGATACAACTATCAGGCTTATTCTCGGAGATATGGGTCAGCATTATATAAAGATGTGGGTTGCTGAAGGGCCAGGGGTAATGGTCTTTCAACCTCAGAATGGTGAACGCTCTATGTTTTTCTGGACTTTAAAAGAGATTCACTCGGCGCAAGAAGATTGCGAAAAGCAGAATAACGGTGATCTTGCAGAGAGTTTCCGTCGCATCCTCGAAGCTGCTCAGAAAATCAATCCGGAAGAAAAAGCTGGATATGTAATCAACGATGCAGAAGGCATTCGTTACTTTGAAATTGATTACAACAAAGGAATTGAATCTAAATGACAATCAGGAGAGTAACAGGTAGAAAGGAAGATCTTGAACTAATTACACCGCCAGAACTAATACAAGCTGCCAATATGGTGATGGGCAATATTGATCTGGATCCTGCCAGTTCAAAAGTTGCACAAGAACATGTTCAAGCAGATTCTTTTTTTACTCCACAAATGGACGGCTTGAATGCCCAGCTGTGGTTCGGTAAGGTTTATCTGTTTCCACCCAGTGGTTGCTATTTCTTTGACAAGAAACTAGACAAATGGAAGATGACCAGGGCTTCTTCTCCTTCTCTGGTTTCTTCTCATGCCGTTTGGTTCAGAAAGCTATATGAAAAATGGCTAGCCAATGAGGTAGAGCAGGCGATCTACTTTAGCAACTGTCCTGACATGATTCGTTACGAACAGAAAATGTTTGATTTCCCAATCTGTTTTCTTCGTACGGTTCCACGCTTAATCAAAAATACAAGTTTAGGAATTGGCAAACACCAGACTTGTACATCTTTTGCTGTATATTTGCAGCCCAAAAATGATGCATCTGAAGCAACAATGAATTTTGTCGATGTGTATCAACAGTTCGGTCGCGTTGTTTATTAATTGTGTATAGTTAAGAACGATAGAAGAGATCTATGGGCATTCTTTGCGACACCGAAATTAAAAAATTCGCTCTAGAGCAAGGGATGATTGAACCCTTTAATGATCGTTTGATCAACGAAGAGAACGGTCGTCGTGTCCTGAGTTATGGCTTGAGTTCTTATGGCTATGACATTCGTTTGTCTCCTAAAGAATGTTTTATTTTCGGTCGGATCCAAGAAGGGGTATCTGATCCTAAGGACTTTAATGGTCAGATTCTTTCACGATCTCAGCTTTTGGAGGATGAAAAAGGCTCTTATTTCCTGTTGCCTCCCTATGGTTATTGCTTAGGTGTTGCAGAAGAACGTCTCAAACTTCCTCAGGACGTGACTGTTATTGCAATGGGTAAAAGCACATATGCTCGTTCTGGAATTATTGCCAACATCACACCAGCAGAAGCTGGATGGGAAGGTTACTTGACCTTAGAAATTAGCAACGCAACAGGGCAGTACAACCGTATTTACGCTAACGAAGGTATTATTCAGCTGCTATTCCTTCGTGGTACTCCTTGCGAAGTCTCTTACCAAGATCGTAAAGGTAAGTATCAGAATCAGGCTCAGGAAGTTGTCTATTCCAAAGCTTGATTATGGAAAAGCGGGATTTAGATCAGTGTATTGATATTCTTGAAATTCTGGAGTCGCAAGTTGTCTTCTTAGAAAACCAAGAGTTATCTTCTGCACTTGGCTGTTTTAGATCTGAAAATGCTCAATGGGTATTGAACAGAATCCAACAGCTTCTTGGTGAAATGCAAAATGCCCTGGATCTAGAAGATTTTAATAAGAGCTGGTACTAATCAGTAAAAACTCCCAAACGTACTCCCTGGTTTGCGTGCATAGTTTGTACTGCCGACTTGGGGGTACGTATCTCCTTTACTAGGGATTTCTGTACCAGCAATACTTGCTGGGTTACGAGGCGTCTCACCTCTAATTGTGGGTTCTGCAATAGAAGCTTGTTGTCTGTATTTTCCAGCTGCTTTGGCTGATTTGATAAACCTTCTGACGCGTCTTTGCTTGTTATTAATATTTTCTACGTCATTTCTTTTATCTTCTTCGATACGACGTAAATCAGTATCGTAAGCACGTTCTGGATTTAAATCAGAAATCTCCGATGCAGAACTTCCGGAGTCCTGTCGGGGATCGTATGTCGAGTCGAAAATTCTTGCCATGATACTATTGTAAGAGGAATAATTCAACATATATCCCATGTATCACGGGAATTCACCTAGTTTTTTAAGTGACTTTGTTAAAGATGAAGTCAAATCTCGGTGTTTAAGTATCGAAGATTTCGGTCAACCGTTAGCTAATGAAGAAAATGATGTACCCTTATATGACATGTATAACAGAGGTTTAGTTGCATGCGAACAAGGTCTGGAAAGGAATCCATTAACACTGGACGACATGCGACCCGGGATGACGGGGTACATTCCCTCGATGGAGGAGGGAGTAGCAATGGGAGCAGCACCAAAACCCAAGACGTTGGTATTGGCACTGAAAGCTCCGGACGAAAAGGAGCAGATGATGTCAGCGAAACGACGTGGTTTGCTCCGGTAGAAGAAGAAATCAGTGATTGCCCAGGGGGGATTTGCCCTGTCCCTTGGGCTGTAGCTAAAGAAGAACTTGTCCCTGGTACAACTGAATCCGTTGAGATTTCAGTTGATAATGTAAACCACCCTTCTCATTACATGGAAGGTGGGATCGAGTGCATTGAAGCAATCGAAGCTTCTTTAACTACAGAAGAATACCGAGGTTTCCTGAAAGGGAACATCCAAAAGTATGTCTGGCGTGAACGACAGAAAGGTGGTGTCGAGAGCTTACAGAAAGCGCAGTGGTATCTTGAGCGCTTAATTCAGCTTGATAACTAATCCCTTTAGTCTCTTTGACGCCAGTCATCTGTTTTCTCTTGGCTGAACCATTCAACAATGTCATCCGGATCCTTAAATGTGGTCCGGTGATTTGTTGGATCAGGATCACCTAGATCCATAGCATTCATAAAGCCATCCAGACTGTCTGCTTTCATTTCTGGATTTCGAGCCAAACGCCTGGCACGTCGTAAGATTTCAGCAGCTGAACGATTCGCCTTAGCTAGCTTTTCAGCCCAGATCATGTCCTCTAAAAGGACTTCTTGTTTTTCAGCAATACGTGAGCAGATAAACTCAAGCCGCTTGCGGTACTCAGTAGACAGCATGTTTGTTTATCCGTTCAAAAAGGAATCACATCGTCTTCGTCATCGTTTTCGTAAAACGTACAGGCAGCAGCCAGTTCTTCAAGTTCTAAATCTGTCGGCACATCAAAATTGAGATCAATATTTTCGCTGGTCAAGAGTTCTTTTACGGCATACCATTCCATCAGTCGTTGATGGTAGAGATTCAACAAGGAATAATACAACTCATCCCATGTCATATCTTTTGCTGCCATCTCAGCTTTACGCATGGAGAACTGTAGCTCCAATGGCAGTTCGAATTGCCGTGGCTCAGTTGATCTCTCCATCTTGTCTTTGAGAATTCAATAACAGTATTCTAAACCTAACTTGCAAATAGAGTATCTAACTCTTCTGAAGATAAGGCAACCCAAGGACTTTCTGAAATATTGAAGTTATTGGCAAACTCTGCCAATACATACGGATTAATGTTTTCTTCTAATAGTCGAATTGCTCGAACTTGATGTGGAGCAGCTGCGTAATTTCTAAATGCTGTCATCAAAACTTCGGTTGAAGTCCAGGGATTTCCATCAACTTCACGTAAGAAAAGGGCAACTTCTTCTCTCCTTCTATCTAAAAGACCTCCAATGACCTGATGATTTTCATCAAAGATCCAGCTTTTCATATCCTCTGCTGCTTCTGCTAAATCTCCTCTTTCAATCTCGTCAATAATATTGCTATATAAAAAAGGATTCCAACCAATGGAATGTACAAAAGAGATCAACGCTTGTTCCATGGAGTAATCCAAGTTCAAGTGAAGATCATTTAAAGAGGCCTGGATTTCTCTAATCTCTTGGTACAGATATTCCAGAGCTTTTTCTTTTGTACACCACTGGCCCTGTTTTACAGGGCTTCCATCTGGATAAAATTGAGTGCCATATCCCATTGTGTAATACCCTTCTTCTCCAGAAGGGTATGCTTTTTCACTGAAACCTTCGTACTTACGAATAAGTTCTATAGCCTCCTGAAATTTATGCATGGATATATAACAAGTATCTCCATACTACACAAATAAAAAATTAATTAGCCCTGTCCTCTAGTCTTTTTACGACCATGATTAGGCTTGGAATTAACGCCTTGACCTTGACGTGTTTTCTTAGGCTTACCTGATTTAAAGGTGTCGCCTTTCTTTGCTTGTTTCATTTGAAAATAACCTTACCACTTCACTTTATGTGACCAATATCTGGCAGACATTTTACTTGGATTTGGATCTTGGGCATTATGTCGTGCATAGTAAGAACGTTTACGTGCTTTGTCCTTTTCTGTTTTTGGATTTTTACCAGCACCTTTAACGCCTTGTTGTCCAAAACGTACAATCTTTTCCTTACCCTTTTCACACGCTTTAACAACATGTGATTTGGTGGGATGGCTAGGAGTACGTTTTGGCTTATTGCAAGCAAGACTATCTTTTGCAAGCTTTGCTGCTTTTGCAGCTTTCTTATTTTTGTTGCTCATCCTAATCCTTTAAACATAGAGGTGAATTCAGATAAAAACTCTTCGCCTGTATCAGACATGTAGTCTTCATCTTCATCGTCATCAACACCAATTCTAAAGTAACTTGTATATTTTTCTGCAGGGCTTTCTTCTTCTGCTTCTTTACGTGCCTCTTTAGCATCTTCTGGGAAGAAACTTTCAATGGTACCAAAGGAAGCAAAGGGATCTGAAAGATCAAGACCGTATGCTTCAAGAGCTTCGTCTTTACCTGCTTTTGTTAATGTGATTTGTTCGCTTCTATCTAAATCAGGGAAAAACTTTTCATAGAACTCATCTTCTGTACCTTCATAACCTGCTTTTTGAAAGGTTGAATATAACTGTGTTGTTGGTTTTGCTTTTTCATCTTTAAAATCTTCATCTCTTTGAATGTAGGTAACACCAAGAATTTCTTGTGTTGGCCTTTGACGTTTTTCATTTAAGTACTTAATTTCTTCTCGAATTTTTTGTGCCGAACCAGTTCTAAGAATCTCAATAATGTATTCTCTAAGTTCCTCAATATCTCCTTCAAAACTTTCAAGTCCATAGCGTTGTAATAATTCTTGCCATTCTGCTGGAGTATTAGAGGGATCAAGACCTCTCAGCATTTCGTCCGCAAATTCTTCTGGTGTAATAAATTGACCAAAGACAGGATCACCTTTCTCAGCTTCTTTTTCTAAAGTAGGAAGAACGGTATCGAAAATAAAGTTTCTTACTTTACCTGCATTGATATAGTCTTCTGCTGGGTCAAATCCTTCACCTTGTCCTTTTACTTCAAAGTGCATTCGAGCAAATGCAGCTTTGTTATTGATATCAATACCAAAACGATATGCTTGCGCATTCCAATAATCATCGCCTGCTTTTGCTTTATCCCAATCTTCATTAACGGTAGTTTTTTGTTTTAAATACTCTTCCTCATTGGAAGGATCTGGAATTGGATCAAAATAAAAATTAGGATCAAAAACTCTTGCACCATCATTAGCTTGTGTTTGTTGAATAGTATTTATATACGCATTAGCTTGTAAATCAGCTAAGGTTTGTAATGCAGAATAAGTATCTTGAGTTTGAAATGGGTTTTTCTCTTCTTGCCTAACATCAAGATATTCAACAAATTCATCCATTGATCTTGATGTATCAAAACGTGGTGTTAAATAGTTATCAATATAACGTCTAGCAAATTCAGCTTCAATATTCATCATTTGAACTCTATCTTCTGTTTCAAAGCCAAGAACCAGACCTCTATCTTTTTGTTCTTCAATTGTTTTAATATCTTCTTCTAAAACAGAACTAATTGGATCTAATACAGACTTAGCTTCATCTCCAGGATCTCCTTGAATGGTAGTTAAAATTGTTGCTCCTTGATCTCCTTGTTCTTCTAAAAAAGAAACTAAGTCTTCAGTTGTTTTAAATCCTGCTCGATCAAGAAAATCTTGATCAAATGTGTTTTGATTTGCGTTCCAAACTTTTTTAGTTGTTTTTTCATCCGTAAAAGCACTGATGACATCCATCTGTTCTTCTAATGGTTCAAAAACGCTGTAATCTATGCCGTACTTTTCTTTGATCGCTTCATCAAACCAACGTGTCCAGTTATATTGAACACTATTTCTAACACCAGATAATTCGTTTAAATTTTCCAATAAATCTTCTTCTGCTTTACCTGCTGAAGTAAATGACAGAATACCTCCAACACCTGAATCTCCTAAGATTGAATCTGCCAGTGTTTTATTCATATCAAATATTTCAGAAAATGTATTAAAACCTTTATAGAAACTGAGCGTTTCTTGTTCCGCTCGTTGTTTCTTCATTTCTTCAATTGTGTCTCTAAGAATAGCTTGATTTAAAGCACCAAATTTTTGAGCATCTACTTGTGCTTTTTCGCCAGCAGCTTGTTGGATTGCTTGCTCTAAATCTGTAATTCCACCAGGACTTTGATTTACTTGAAAAACAATACCTTTAAATAAAGGGTCGTCAGAAAGACGAAAAAGAGCTGCGAATTGGTCTTTATCTTCTACATCTAAATAATTATTTATAGCTAATTCTTTCCAATATGGATCGCCTCTTCTTGCTTTATCCCACTCTTCTTTGACAATAAATTTTCGATCACCGTTTTCATCCTCAACCTGAATTTCAAATAAACGGTCTGTAATAGTATTTCCTTGAAATCCAAGCTGTAAATCTCTTGCACTCTGTATGTCAGCATCAAGCTGATCTTTTGTTCCTTCTTGGTAAGCATCTGCTCTTGCTGTATCTTCTGCTTGGTTGCCTCTTAAACCCTGTGCTTTACCAACCTGTGTATAGTGCTGCCAATAATAATTTTTCTCTCCATATCTTTCTACGATATCAACGTCATCTTCTTCTACAGCTTTATCCCAAGCTTCTTTAACATTGGGAGCTTGTGATGCATAAAACTTAGCATCAAAACCACCTGTAGTAGCTGCTCCTGATAGTTCTATAAAATCTTTAAGGTCTTGAAAAGATCCATTAACAGGATCAAAATCTTCTAAGAAATTATCTTTATCTAATTCACTATATTTTTTAAGTAATTCTTCTTGTTCTTCCGTTGGTGCCTCAGTTTTTAATGCTTCAAGTAAAGCATCTGTTTCTTTGTTAATTAAATAATCAGCATAGGGAGGCTGCTCACCAAATTTTGGATTCCACTTTCTTAATATGTCTGTGACGTAGAAATTCCTATATGCCCCTCTAAGCGTTTCTTGTAATTCTTCGGCTCTTTCTTCAGAGATATTGACATCAATTGTTAGCCCATCTTCTTCGGCTCTGTCTTTTAATTCTTGAATAATAGGTTCAAAAAATTTACCACTAACTAAATTTTCTTTATCAAACTTACTGCGTTCATCAATGTAATATCCTCCTTTTGAATTAGGCGCAAGCTGATCAACCATTAAGGCATATGCTGCATTCTTAAACGCGTTATCTATATTTAATTGCCTGTTAAATGCATTTGATTCTTCAACAGCTTCATTGTATTCTCTTCTATCGTTATAAATTTGTACTCTGGCATCATTTATTTTTTTATTGTCAATATTGGCTTGTATATTATCACTAGCTTTTGCTTCTGTTAGTAAGTTTGTTTCTTTATTGGCTGCATATAGATCATCCCAAAAAATTCTTTCCTCACTGGTTGAAATTGCATCATCCAGAATTGTAAAGATTGTTTTTCCAACACTTGGAGCTACCCAACCTGTGCCTAGACCAGGTCGTTCGTTTGGAATATGGTACTCCCACCCATAAGTTGCTTCAAGTCCTGTCTTCCAGTCATCTATTTCTGTTTGAGTTGGAAATCGTCCAAAATAAGTAGCATAAAGGCCTCTAAGTGCTCCATTAATACCTGCAGTACTATCATTGCTGGCGACCCAATCTTTATAAAACTGTTTATGATCTTGTTTTAAAGGGTAATTAGAATCAACTTCTTCGGGTGTCTCCGGAAAATTTGTCGGTTCGAATACAGGTGGTGGATTTTCTATTAAAGGTATATTATCTTCATAATTTGTTTTTTCAAACGCACTGACGTTTCCTTCATCATCAAGTTCCCATTCCCCTGTTGTTTCAGAACGCTTAAGATTCCATTCTCCTGTTTCAGCGTTATATGTAAGTGCCATCTCTCTTGCTCTTTAGTCTTATAAGTTTATCAAAATTAACCAGCAGCTTTCAGTTGAGCAGCAATTTGCTCGTAAGAATTTAAATCAATAAGTTCTTGTGCCATCCAGTTTTTAATCTTTTGTAGTTTAGTTTCAGAGAAGAACTCTTGATGCCGATACCAATCTTCCATATTACTACTGGCTTTATTGGAATTGCATCGACGACAAGCAGGGATTAAATTATTTCTATTGCTAGATCCAGATTTAAATCGAGGAATGATGTGATCAAGTGATGTCGCTGTTTCGCCACAGTATCCACACTTACAGTCCCAAGAGTCGTATATTGATTGTCTAAAACGTTTTTTCGCTAGCTTCGGAGTTAATTCAATGAGCAGGGTAAGGGGATCCTGTTCACAATTGAACATACTCTTTAGTTGCCACTAATTTATTTTAATTTGCCTAAATATTTAACTGACTAAAGTAAACAGATAAAAAGATACTTAAGCTCGTTGACAAAAATTTGACAATCGTTAGCTTACGTAAGTACGCCTTTCTGCGTCACCATGACTAAAACGCCAGGATGGGTCTCTGCCCAGCGTGTAGAAGACCTCTTGGGAGTTAACCGAAAGACTCTATTCAAGTACCGTGATAACGGCACTCTGAAACTGGGTCCCCACTATAAAGCATTCCCTGGCTGTATGTCGCGTGACAGTTATCGCTGGAACCTGTCAGCAGTCAGAAAGCAACTTCACAAGGAGGGTTTGATGCCCGTTTCTGCTTGAAGCTACGATAGTAGGTCTTTCGCAGATCATGTGCTAACAACAGATCAGTAATGTTAAAGCTGATTTGCTGATGCGCCATGGCACGGTAAAGTGCTGAAGCAAGCGACTTATGGCAGCCCTGCAGTTTGTGGGGCTGTTTTTCTTTGAGACGAAATAGAAAAACCCACTGAGGATGTAGTGGGTGGATTGGTCTTTTCTTACTGTTCAAAATAAGGGAGCGGTCATCCCAGTGGTATCCGCCTTCTAGATCTTCTGGCTTGATCCCGTACGTTGCGATCATTCCGTAAAGCCAGGCAACTCCCTTCGAGCCGCGCCTTTTCTCCACTTGAAAAAATTCATCAACAATCCGCTGATCAAGGGGAGGTGCTTGAGTCATGGTTGATATGGGCTAAGTAACCAGACCATAAGAAACGATCAGGAAGACTGGCGAGTAGTTAAGGAAATCCTAATAAGTCTTACGAGACTTATCTCTATAAGACTTATCTAAAGTATACAATATTAAGATTTTTTGTATTATTCGGGTACAACACCACTAGAAAAAGACGACCACGCAAGTCCAATTGCTTCCATCGTTGAAACCTCACCTGATTCAAAAGGTAAGTTCACCACGTCTCCAGGGTGATATACCGTAGGAATACCAGATGCTTTTATTGGACTAAATCCGTATTTACGAGCATCAATTTGTTCTTGCGAAAGAATAAATGTACCGTCTGTAATTTCACCAAAATCAGCCATTACGTTTCTGGTTTACCACCTTGAGAAGGATTATATTCTTTTCCATTTTTATCATACATACGGAAACCAGTCATCAATACAAATGTTGACGGCACATTAAATAACTTTTGCATCATGGGCATCATCATTGGTGCTTGACAGTTATACGGTGGTACATCCATCAATGACAAACCTCTCATTGCTAGTTCATAACCGGCTTTTTCATTTTGCTTAGCAGTATCTGCAACAAGCTTTTGCTCCCATTCTGTAATGCTTCCATAATCAACAGGAAGGTCTGAAGGCTCAGGAGGAAATACTTTCTCTGCAAACTTCATTGCATAAATATGTTTGCAGTAACGCATCTCATCCAAAAGAGGCGTCCAGTTGTCTGTAAGAGACGTGATCGTGTAAGAACCGTCTTCGTTTTGCCGAGTTTTATAGTCGTTATACTTGGGCGGTCCTTCTGCTTTGGCACCTTCGAGAGAAGGTAAGGGAAGATTTCTTGTATAGGTTTTACCAAAATCACGGAACACACCAGGGTTATCTCGTAAAGTTCCGGAGACTGTTTTACTGTTTGGTGTGACAGTTGGTGGAATGTTATAAGCAGCTGCTGGAGCAATCACTTCCATTTGTCGATTCACCGTTGCACTGGTCATCGCATTATTATTAACATCTCCATTTAATTTCATTACCTCACGGCGACCTGGTTTTATAGTTGCAACTTTTGTTCTAGGGAAAAGTTTTTGATTACCTTTTCCAAGACCCATGAGATACGCATAATCTCGACGCGTAAAGTCTTGGCAAGAACAGCAGTACCGTGTGCCAGTCATTAAGAAACGACCAACATTTGGAGGCCTAGTTGAAGGAGTTTGAAGCACCCCATCAGGAGTAGATTCAACTGATCCTTGTTTTTGTAGTTTTAGAATTCCGTTTGCTTCATCTGTTTCAACAAGAACAGCTTGAACATATCCATATCTACGCTGTGTTGTGGGATCAATTGTTTCACTATTAATCGGAGTACCTCCAACAGAAACAATTCGATCCTCTAAAATTTCTCCATTAATTGGATATTGTTTTGGTACAGGTCCAATAGGAGGAATAAATAAGGGCGCAGGAAGCGGTGTACTGGCGCTCCAGTCGCCACTTAGTGTTACATACCAATAATCCTTATCTTCCGTGACAGAAGCGATTGGAGAAGGGTCTCCGTCCTTATCTCGAATATTATCAAACCGAAGACTACCGGCGATGCGTACACCGGCCCAATGCATTCCTAGTTCTTTGTTTGTTGTTGGAAAACCTTGGAATGCACCAGGGATTTTAGGTGCATTTGCACCAGGGGGAATAACCGTTCCTGGAGGCAACGGAATTTGGTAATCAAAAGGATAGCTATAAACTTCAGTAGCAATACTATTGGCATAAATTTCAAAGCCACGACGCCACCTAGTCCATGCTGATTCTCTATTTGATGAATAAATTGAATCCGGAACAGAGCCTCTAGAGAACTCTGTCCGGATTGGAGTTACAGTTTTAGGAGCAGTCGCTTCGGAACGAGCAAAATCCCCAAACGAATTACCTTTTGAGTTACGGGCTGCTCCGAAGGAGTTTCCGCGTTTTCCCATTATTAGAAGAAGCCGCCTTGAGCAGTAATATGCGCACCAGCCGTGTAACCAGAAATATTGGGGCCGTCAGGGAAGACACCCACATAAATGCGGTCACCTCGTTCCAGGTAAATACCTCGGTTGCGTAAAGGAGATCCTTCGCCAAGACCAGTAGTATTACCAGCAGAAACTACAGGAACTGCAAGCTCAGGCATTGAGTCAGTGCAGTCAACACGCTGAGTATCTGCAGGAACTTCTTTGGCGAACAAGATTCGGTAGTCGCCAGAAGCTGGGATAGGAGTGGTTGTACCACGAGTGTGGTAGAAGACAAATGTTACCGAAGGTTGATCACCGTAAACAACACCGTTATAAGTAAAGCCACTACCAATACCACCGGAGAAAATCAGACTGGTGTTTGCACCTGTCAGAGTGGTTGATCCGGTGTAAGTGTAATAACCATATCCACTTTGTGGTGCTGTCGCCATTAAGCCAGTGTCTGAAATTAAGACAACTTGACCACTAGATAACGCGATAACATCACCAGAGGTTGTGCTGTTAATTGTGTAGTCAGTACCTCGGTAATAATCGTTACGAGTAATCGTAATCGATTCAACTACACCACCATTATTATTATCTTCTTCTAGTGCAGCATCCATGTCTACCAGGATGGAAGGTGCTTGACCACCCTGAACAAACACAGTATTGCTTGATTGACTGCCAACAGTCTGCGTAGTGACACGCACTGAATCAAATAAAGGGCGGTCAACTAAAAGTGGTTGCTTGTTTGTGCTGGTACTAGATATTTGACTAAACACCCTGCCTATATTTTTTGACAGGGGCCTCCGAAAACTTCTCTTATTCTAATAGTACAAAATGCAGAAATGTTTCTTAGAAAGAACTTGGATCTAATCCAAACTCTTGAACCATATTCATGTAATTGGTAAAACCTTCTGGCAAGCGTACAGCTTGCCTATACAAAGAAGTTGGATCTCTCTGTAAACTTAGAAAACGTTGAAAATGTTTACTTGACATTGAGTCTTGTCTTCGCGGCTTAGGAGTGAAACGATTAAATCGTCCTGGCAAATATTTATCAGCGTATTGAATGTAAGACATTAGAAAAGACGCCCCAAGGAATTGCTGAGCACTTGTTGAAGAATATTATCCTTCATGATGCTTAATAAAGATGTTGCTCTCTTTTTACGTTGCTCAGTCGTAACTGGTTTTTGAGTTGTTGCCTGAAATTCTTTTTGAGTTGTTGTTAAGGGTGAGGAAGCGTAGGTGCCTCCAAAGTCTTCTGGAATATCACCAAGGACTCGTTTAGCGTTTGCGTAGTAATCGCCGCCTTCCAAGAAGCGTGGAAGCATTGATTGAACTGATGTTCCAAATGAATCTTGTGCTGTTAATGAAACATTTGGATTACCACCAAGAACAGTAGCGTAAGCACGAGCTATGCCCATTCCTGGCTTATAACCACGGTCTTGGAAGTATTGCAGAACCTTTGGCATTTGGCCTGCTCGAGTCTGAGGTCCTGAGATACCGTATGTCTTTTGTTCGTTTTGGCCGAATTGAATTAAACCTTTATGGCGACCACCAGCACCACCAACAATATTGGGGTCCATGTTAGGACCAGACTCTAAAGATAAGAATGCACCAAATTCATATGGATCCAAGCCTAATGCCTTGGCCCCACGGAAGATAGCCATCCGTTCTTCTTGTGGAAGTATTCCTTGTTTAGGTGTCGTCATGGTATTTAACTCTTTATTGCCCTACCCAATTTGAACTTGCTTTAAAA